TGAGTAGCGGCCGAAGTCGCTCCATGAGCCGGTTCCCGTGTTCTGCATGAGGTCGGCCATCGTGTTTGGATGGATGACTGCTGCATAGTAGTTCCCGCTGAATGCAGGAACGCCTGCGCCATTCGACGCACGCATGTACGTCACCGCTTTGACCATTTCAGACTGCGTGACCAGGTCAGAGGCAGCGAGGCTGGTGCGAGAGGTCTTGCCTCCTGCATAGATGACGCCGTTCGTTCCTGAGTTCACCACGGTCTGAATGATGGTATCTACGAGACGTGCGAGCGCATTGCGAACCTGTCGCGTTGCCGAGTCTACGACCTCAATAGCACTGTTGTGCATGAGGAGGTCAGAGACCTGAACGAGAAGGCCGTACTGCGCAGGGCCAGAGCTGTAGGCGGTCGCGCCCCAGGTGATAGCCGTAGGGTTCGTGCCTTCAGTAATAGCCGCCACACCTTCTGTCGAAGACACAGGGAAGCCTGGCGCCGTTGCTGCTGCACCGCCCTGAATCGATGCGCCTGCGCCCCAGACCGAGCCGCCACCGGCTGCCGTGCCTGGACCACCGACGGTGACCATGGAGGTATTAATCTTCACTGGAATCTGGTTCGTCTGCGGGAAGAGCAGGCGATCAGAACCCTTCGGAATATTCTTCTGCTTACCGAGTCGTGCGTACTGAAGCTCTGGCTCAAGTACCCGAACTTCCTCCGCCATGTATGCGGTGAGAAGCTCTGAGGTGTTGTTGCTTGCGCCGCCCCAGCCGCTATTGCGTACTGTTACTGCCATATAGTGTGTGGTCTCATCTATCGGCCACGGAGGATTGATTCAAGTTCTGCCTGGCGATCGGGGTCTAGAAGCGCTTCACGACGTTCAGCCTGCGTCATTTCCGATACGGCTTTCGAGCCAGCATCAGGAAGAACGGTCGCTGCGCTGCCGCCGCCTGCACTGCTGATAGGACGAACGTCCTGAGCGGGTGCCTGCTGCTGGAGCTTGCCGTTTGCGTTTAAGACCGAGACTGCTGCATCTTCCTGAGAGTATCCGGCGTTCACTTTCTCAAGAATCTGGTCTTGGAATTCGGAAGCGCCTGGATACTTCTCGGAAATTGCGGAAAAGCCCTTGAAAAAATCCCGTTCCTTAGCGGCGGATTCAGCTTCTGCCTTGAGGCGATCTGCATCGGCTTTGGCTGCATCTCGTTCCGCTGCGGTATCGCGTACCTTGGATGAGAGATTCTTAATTCTTAATTCTGTTTTGTTAATGTCCTCAGACCCTTCAAGGTCTAGTTCTAGTTCATCCATGAGTCAGCCTGTGTACATCAAACGCTCGGCGAGCTGCGTATGAGAAATTAGTCGTGTAATCATCGGTACCAAATGACTAGTTTGGCCCAAGCTATGCGCCACTCTTGCGGAATCGTCTTAGGTGCGCGTCAGAGCACTGGAAGGAGTCGCACAGTACGATAAGCTCGTTGGCGTTATCAGGACTGTCCATGATCTTCAGAACCGAGCGACGAATGACTTCATCGGGGTTGATAGATGGCGGACAATAGGAGCAGCGGAGCTGCTTGCCTCGATAGTGCTGACAGAGCTTGTACTGGTCTACGGCTTCTGCATTCTTGTCCATAATGCCGCAGTACTCGCATGTTCCACCCCGTACTTCGGGATAGAAATGCACCAGTGGTTCTGTATTTGCACCCTTTCGTTCAATCTGTTTATTTATTGCAGACATAGGTTCTTGAGCAATACCCGCTCAGTCGGGGGGTTTAAGACAGTTTTCTTCTAATAGTGTCGCGTTCGGCCATCGAATCGGCGAATAGTTTCTCAAGAGAATATTTCTTCGCAGACTCTAAACGGCCCTGGAGGCGGTATTGCTCGGCGGTGTCTATCTCGAGCTTCTTGGCTTCTGCCAGAAGCAGGCGATTCAGCCGTGCAATCTCTCCATCAAACTCTTCTTTCAAGGTACTCCACGAACTGCTTGCTTGAACGTCCTGTATGGCTTCAAGCAGCCGCACCAGATAGGCGTCGCGTTCTCGTATGGTTGCCAGCTTATCTGGCTCCATAGCTATGCGTGGCCGCCTGCCTGACTATGCACGTACACCTGCGTGAAGATGTCGCTTGCGCCAGTGCCGGTTGCCTTGTGGAAGATACGCAGGTTGCGTCCCATGATAGGAAGACCTGTGTACGTTCCCGCTGAAGCGACCGATGCACCGATTTTATTGATCGCGTTGCCGACCACTGAACCGGTAGCCACTACGGAAGTCGTGCCGGTGCTTACCTGCGCGCCGACCACATCGAAGTGCGCGACATACGGCTGCTGAAGGGCCGTCGCAGGCGTTCCACCAGTCGTGCCGGTCATAACGCCTATATTGCCCATATCCAGCCAGGTCGTGCCGCCATCGGGCGACGTCTGCACGTAGGTATTCAGCGTGCTGATACCGAATACGCTCGAGGTCTGAAACACCGTGATAGCGTCTACATCCTGCGGAAGCAGAACGGTAGCGGCATCCGTCGTCGCTGATGCGATAGACGAATGGAACGCTAGCACGGGCGAACTTGGTACTCTGATTGCCATTGTGTTAAGAATGAGATTCTTCTAAAGTCGACCGGCCCTTTTTACATAGGATAGCACCTGTATAGTCAAGGGGTTATTCACACCTATACTGCAGGTGTCACATCTACCGTGACCGGCTCAAGAGTTTCGGTCGTGCCGTCCACGTTCTCGACGATTTCATCCTTGATGACCTCACCTTCGACAGGTGCGGGTACAGGAAGGGCAGCAATAGCTGCGTCTACTGCGGCCTGAACGCCTGCTGGGTCTACGAACACTACTACTGAACCATCGTCTGCGGTGTAATTGATTGTTGCCATATTATTTTAATATTGAGTTGCTAATATCGAACCGATGCCGCCCGTTTTCCACGCGACACGGTTATACAGACCATTCGCGATGTTCGCCCCGACCAAGCTCGATGTACCCAGTTGTTCTACCGGAACCGTGAACTTTCGTATCCAGTTCGGTGGGACAACATGGTCATAGTTCGCTGTGCCGGCTGCCGAAATCACACTGGCGGTCGTGTCGCTGCGTGCAATCCACTTGACGAACACAGGAACGCCGCCAGAGGCGATTTCCAGGTCAGTCGTATTGTCGTTGAGCGTAATGACTGACGAAGCGGTACCGTTTTCAGATACTGTCGTGGTGTTCGCTTTCACTTGCACCTGATTCTCAGTCAGCGTGTTTCCATTCTTATCGACTGGAATTGGTTTTGCGTATCGTGCCATAGCTATTGATTAATGTTGTTAGCACTCATAGGTGTTGCTGCTTCTGCTTGTAATGGTGCGACGGCCGCCATCGGTGAATTCGTTGGCATCGCCCCGCCTTGTCCGCTCGGTTGCGGAGACTGCCCTGTTTGTGATGATTCTACCATGGCCTGTGCCTGCTGCTGTGCAACCTGCGCTGCAAGTGCCTGCTGATGCTCGGCGATATGGAACCACACGGCCCAGGTCTTCGGCTGCACCTGATAGTGCGTGTATATGTGTGCGGCATGGTCGTCAGTGGGAAGGACAGGCGGCATCTGGTCTTGTGCCAGCATCGTGTTCTGCTCCTCCGCCTGCAGCTCCTGTAGCGTCTTCGGGAACATGATTTCAATGAGGCTCGGGTCTTCAATCATGAGCGGCATGAATACATGCTTCTCGAAGTTGCGGAAGCCATCAGGCGGCATAGAAGCCTGCAACTCCGGCAGTATCTGCATGAAATCACGACGCTTGACCAGGTTCTTGTATTCAGCTTCCTTAGCCGAATACACCATGACGCCAGGCGGATAATCGGTCTTGAAGTCGGCGAGGTCTATTTCCGTCGAGGTGATGCCCTTCACGCCAACGATGTTAGCCATTTTGCTCTTCAATTCGTCTGCATTCTTCTGATAGCGGTGGAACCACTGGCTCCAAAACTCCTCCTCGCCGAACTGCAATACCTTAGAGAATAGCGACTGCGCCATGTCGTTCAGCTGCTGGTCTATGGCCGCTGCCGTAGCCGTATCGTTGCCGCCTCCGCCCTGCGGCTGCGCCTGTACGCCCGTTCCTATCGGATCGTTGGCCTGCTGACGCAGCGATGTGAGGAAGTTAATCATCTCCGTCGGGAACGTGTTCTTGGTGTTCAGCGGCGATACGGCGGTCTCAGGGTTGCCTTCTATCGGAATATGCTGGTCTACCTGGCGGGATAGGAACTGCGCCACATCCTTCACTTGGTCAGGATTATACAGATAGAGCGGATTGCCCGTGTCCTTGGCGCCGATGAACAAGAGATTCAGGAGCACGCTTTCAGCGCGATGCTTGTCCTCGAGGATGTCGGCGATAGAGAACGGAATGGATGCGTGCGGGATACGGAACATCTCTTTAACCACCAGAGGCCATTTAGACAGCGTCTGGCCGTCTTCGCCCTCCATATCATCTAGCTCCAGCTTCTCTTTCATCAGCACCGTGGTGAAGTTCTTATCTATCCAGTACAGGCATTTATCGCCGTTCTCGTCATAGCTGAAGTACTCCAGAATCTGGTAGATATTAGCTGCGGCAGGCTCAATGGGCGGCTGCACGCCTTTCTGCGCGGCATCACGGCGGGTCTTGTACTGCCAGATATAGGGGTCTATGCCGCCAGCTATCTCTTTAGTGCTTGAAATGCCCGTTATCTTGCCTGCTTTAATCAGCGCATCAATCTGGTACTTAGACTTCGTCAGCCATTTCCAGTAATAGCGCCAGTCCTGCACTTCCTCGAAATATGGGTCATAGCCCATCACCAGCGGATTTATGACATGCGGCTTCATTATCTTGCGCTTCTTGTCGAACTGGTAGGTCTCAACGTAGCCGCGCCCGAAGAAGCCCGTATCCCACATCCAGTCATAATCTATCTTGCTCTTGCCCATCTCCTTGTAATCGGACTCAGCCAGCATGTTGAAGCTATTCAATTGCTCTTGCTGGATGCC